TTCACACTCCTGTGTGAATATGTACGACATAGACTGATGTCTCTTGACGAGATCTCTAAAGTTATCCTCTCCACTCCTTATGATTTCACCAACCCAAATAGAGGAGGGGTTATCAGTAGCAAGGAAACAAGAGAGGAAGTAGAGTTTTACTTCTTCATCAGATAGTTTCCTACTCATACGCTCGAAGAAGTATTTCTGTTTATTCTTATTGAAGCTAGCTTCAGAACACCTTGTTTTCCCCTTATACTTAAAATAGTCATAAGAGGAAGTAAAGTGCCTCTTCATTGCGAGATATAGTTTATAAACTTCTAGAGGTTTCACTGAGCCTGTTCCTCGAATGTACATCATATAATAATAAAAATCAGAGTGGTAACTTTGCCCTAGAATAACTTCTGTTCTTCATATAATTCAAGCGATTGGCATCAATTTTCAGCTTCTCCTTGAGGGGTTTAGTCATCAGTTTGGGAATAGCTTCTACCTCAATGTTTTCTCTCTCACAATAAAGGAGAATACCATCGATGTAGTTGACTTTCTCCCTCAACACAATCTTTTCTACCTCATAGGAGAAGTGAATGGGGGTGATAAACTTCTCCTCCAACACTTTGTTAAACTCTTCTTTACTCATAGTTCGTTTAGTTTGTCGTTTACAAATTTGGTAATGTATTGGTGAAGTAATCTTGCATACTTCATTATATCACGCTCTTCATATACTTTACACTCACCATTCTCACAAGCCATGATAATAACTAGGTTCTTAGCCTTCAGTCCTGTGAGTTCATACAACATACAAGCATATGCTGATGCCTGAACAAAGTAACCCTCAATCCACTCCCGTGGTTTGGGTTTCTCTGATGTCTTAAAGTCAATAATAGATAACTCCCCATTGTAATCAGCAATACAATCAGGAGTACCAGCGATACCAAGTCTCAAACTATACATTGCCCTTTCCTGAACAATGATGTTATCAATCTTGTTTAGTTCAGGTTTAGCAATGTTAAACAATATCTGAGAGATAGGAACTTTTGCCTTGGGTAGTTTTTCGTTCCTTAGATAATGTTCTGAAAGGAGGTGCATATCTGTACCTCTTGTGGTAGCCCGTTTCGTTTTACGATTGGCTTCCTCCTCACCTACTCTTTCTCTCCACTGACGAAAGAAATCTGCCTTCCAATGTGAAGTTACAGAGGTTACTGACACTAGTGTGTGTAGTGTATCTCCGTCCGGTACTTTATAATACCGAACCCCGTTGACGGGGTACCTCTCCAGACTCGGTAGTTCAATAGGGTTGTGAATAAATGGCATCATCTATAGTAAAGACATTCCTATTATACCACACTAGATCTCAATACCAGACTCTGCCTTAGCAGTTAGGTATTCTTTGACTAAACCAGATCTCACAATATCATCTAGACCAAACTCAATCTTACTGACAGAGGGCATTCTTTCTAGAATAGCCATGAAGTCCATGATACCTGTTCGTTCTGATGCTTTGGTAAGGTCAGACTGAGTAGCATCACCACAGAAATGAATCTTAGTATCTTCACCAACACGAGTCATGATGGAGTCAAGTTCATGTGCATTGAGATTCTGAAACTCATCTACAATAATAATAGCTTTGTCTAGAGTAGTACCACGAAGGAATGAAGTACTCCAGAAACTCAAAGTCTCTTGTGATTTTAGATTTCCATATAACATTTCAAAGTCAGAGTCTGTCTGCATTGCAAACATGTATTTCACCATATTCTTATATGGAATCTGATAGATGGCTACCTTATCATCATGGTCACCAGGAAGGAAACCAATTTCTCTTGTGGCTACAAGAGACCTGACAAGGTATACTTTCTCATATGGGGATCTCTCATCCAAAACCTCTTTCAACGCCTTATAGAGGGTTACAAAGGTTTTACCAGTACCAGCTGATCCATAGGCAACAATGTGTTGTCCCTTGTCATATTCATCGAATAACAATTTCTGGTTATCCGTCATTGGTTCAATCTTAGTGAGGAAGTCACTATTGATTGGTTTCTTCCTCTTCATCTGCTTGGTAGTAAGTCCTACCCCAATATTGGAGTTCGCAGGTGTTCTTTTCTTTCTAGCGGCCATAATAACTATACAATAATACTAAAAATCAGAGCTTCTTGACTCTTGAGCCTCTCTGTGATGCAGCTACGCCTAACACATCATTCCAACCTGGTGCTTTCTTCCTGAGAGTATCTCTCCAGTCACCAATCTCACCGCCACCAGCACATCCCTGAGACCAATCTCTAACCCAGGGTTTGTTATCTTCATACCACTGGGTGATTTCATGGACACTAACATCAATGATCTTAGTCTCCCCAGTGTCCTTGTTTATCACATCAAATTGTGCCAAAATAGTCCTCCATTAGACATAAAAATATTTAGGGTGCAAGTCTTGCCCTGTGTAATCGTTTCTCTGAGTAGTATTCAAAGATTTCAGGAACCCAAGTCCTGGTAGGTCCAATCATTGCTTCACATAATGCCTGGATTTCTAACTGAGCATCCAGTTTAGCACGAAGATCCAAGAAATGAAGGAGAGAACGAAGACTAAAGGTAACAACAAAGTTCTGACGGATATTCTGTGGTAAGTAGTCACGAGCATGTTCTTCAGATACACCATTCTCAAACTGAACTGCGTATCTTCTGGATGCTGACAATGCCAATCCTAGTTGTGTTTGATAATCATCTTCTGACCACTCATACTTCTTCCCTTTCCTGTTGGTATAGAAACCAGGAGGTCTTACATAGAACACTGACTTGGGTGATAGTTCCCCAGAGGCTACCTTTAGAACTCTCTTACAGGTATATCGTTGAGACTGAACATCAAAACTAATACCCACTCTATGGGTTCTTGCCTGGACCATAACATTATGAACGAACCCACTACAGGAGAAGGTGATAGAGGGGTGTTCTAGGGGTCCCCAGTGTCCTCTCTCGTTAGCTAATAGTTGTTCAATAACCCATGCACCACACTCCTTTTCTTGAGGGATATTAGTGTCTTCAATGGGTAACTCACTATAGTCATTCTTACCACCCATAAACACAAGTTGCTGTGGGTTGGGAGTGCAACGGATCATCTCAACTTTCTGGAGAGGATCTAGTTTCAGGAGTGTATCTGCCTTAACTGGTTTCATAAGTCGTCTGTCACTTCAGGATAAAGGTTTGATGTAGTCAATGGGATTTCTTCTACTTCTGAGTATTGAGTTTCACTTACTTTGAAGGTTTCATCCTTAGTATATACTTCTGATTTTAATTCATCAATGAGAACCTCTATAGATTGTATGAGAAACTTTACTTTGTCTGTGTCCATGATGATATAGTACTTGTTTATATTATAGCACAAAAAAAGGGAAGAAACAAGTCTTCCCTTTCCTACACTATTCAGTTAGAACTCACTTGTTATAAGTGCGTCCGCGATAGCAGAAAGTGCCATGAGTCTCGGAAGACTTATCACAACGAGTGTCATACTCAACACCACGATAAGCGGTGTGAGAAATCTGAGCGTCGTGAAGTGCGGCAGCTCTGTTGATCTGCTTTTTGATGAGTGCGAGAGTGTTCATAGTAGTACTCCTGAAGTTGAGGTTAGTTAAAACCCGTTCCTTCAGTCGTTTGCGTCCAGTTTCCTGGATGAACGAATCCGTTCCGCGACTTACTTGCGACCAAGGGATATAGAGTCCCTCGGTTGAACGTGTGGATATTATAACATATCCTTTGTATTTATGTCAACGTCCTCCCCATCGGATCTCAGGGAATGCCTCTTTCACCACTTCAAATGGAACCTTATACTTGGTATCAAGTTCTTTATCTTTGACTAGAATGAGGATTTCTGCTTCTAAGGGATGAACTGACTCTAGAAGGTTGATAAACATCATCTCACGACGTGTTTTAGACAAACCACCATTACCACCTTCAACAAAATGATAGAGGTTCTTCCATTGTGCCCTTAGTGTAGTCTTAGCGTTGGCATCAGTAGAACCCAATGAGAAACTACCATTCTCATACATCTGACGTGAAGACTCTTCGATCTTATCAGTGAGTGTTCCACTGTATATGTGTTGCTCATCATACCCAGAGTAAGGAACCTCACCTGGTGGTAGAGCTGACTCTACAGTTTCATCAAAGTTCCAGATTAATAGTGCCTTTAGAGCACCACATCCATATCTCTTGAGAACATCTACTTTCTTTTCGGCACCCCTAGTACGAGATACCATATCAAGTATCTCAAACATCAAGGGATTGTTTGGTAGTGAAGTAGGAACTTTAGGTGCTGCAGGTTTGCGTGCCTTTCGTGCGCTACGTGGTTTCTTAGTTTCTGTCGCTTCTGTCATAATTTTGTCCAAAAAGTAATAGTTTAATCCTCTTCTTCAACCCACTCCCCGTCCTGACCATAGCTATGCTCAAAACGAATAGCAAGAATTTCATCTGGTAATACATTTCCTTCTTCATCATAGA